CACAAGAAATAACCAACCATATTGTCCTATCAAACCCTCGACAAGACCTTGTGCTTGGCTGTCCACGAGTATTCTCCTATTTTAAGTTATATTATTACACTAATAAATATAATATATATAGCAGAATTATGAGTCAAATCGTACTAAAAATGAAAGTGGTAAATCTTTATCATTTTTAATTGGATTTGAAAGTTTTGCAATAGCCATTAACTCATTTGTATCGTTGTATAGACCAATATTTGTAATATATGTTCCAAATTCTGAATGTGTTGTGAAATTTTGATATTCTGTTCCTGCATCATAAGATAATGCATAAGACCTACTTGCTGGTGGCAATACTACATCTATAGTATTTTCATATTGTGCAAATTCTCTTGGATTACTTGAATCATCACCAAATTTACCATTATAACTATATCTTGCATTTTCTGGTATAGTAATACTACCACTTCTACCGACAACTACACTTGGATTTGTAGTACCATTGAATTGATATTCATTTACATTACATAAATACTGATATTCATAGGAAGTTTTTGTTGCCTGAAATTGTACTGACCAACCATCACCACCAGTTCCCAAACCAACTTGTCTATACGAACCTGTATCTGTAATTGTAATAATACCATGCTCATAAAAAACATTACCTACTGCACTACCACTCTTAGTAGTTGAATCTGGAGTTCCTGCTGCCCAACTTGAAGAATAATTATAGTCATATAATTGTCCGTGTCCATCATCTCTCAAGTCTAAAGTTATATCTGCACTATCGTCAAGAATTTTAACTGAAAGTGGTTTTATTTCTTCACCAAAATATTGTTGTGGAATTGTGATGACATTTACAGAACCATGTAATTCTCTTGGAACTATTGTACCCCAATCTGATGGTTCTCTACCATGTGGATGTTTTCTACTCCAATTCCCACCAGCATATAGTGGAAACCTTGTTGTATCCGATTTGGGATTAGGAATCATATCATAACGATAATAAGAATTTCTTATCTGATAATATAATGGCATCTTAAAAAAAGTTCCATGACTATACCAAGTATCCCAAGATTTTCCAAGACTTTGTGAAAGTTCATTGAACGAACCAAAACTTTGAGATGCTGCAGTTCCTGGTGTTGAACCACTCGGTGGGACAAAATTATGAAAACTACCACTCAACCCCTCAAGACCAAAAACACCACTCCCACTATCAGAATTTGTAAAAGTGAATTGTTTATAAGTTTTGAATTCTTTTATTGATTTATCATCAGGAGCTATATCCTTAAACATTGGACTCTCCTTTAATAATCAAGTCTAACTTTGATAAGTGCTTCGGTATTTGGATCTTTTTTAAAGGGTTTTGACATTTTAGCTACTGCTAATAATTCATTGTTATCATTATAAAGTCCTACGGTAGTTATATAAGTTGTAGGTTCTTGTTTAAATGAACTCTGTACCAATTGTGCATTATCTCCAGTAGTATATGATGGATTTTGTGAATGATTAAATTCGTTAGAACGAACATCACAAAAGAAAAACGAACTTCGTTTTTGTTCTTCTCTTCGTGCTGCAAAATATGAACCACTTTGTATAGACTCCAAAAGTTTTCTATGTTCATAATTGTTCGTACTTGTACTCTTAGTAAGTGGCTCAATTACTGAAGTCTTTTGATGGTCATATCCTGATCCAGATTGTAATGCATTTGGATTTAAAACTAACATACCCTGTTCAGGATAAAATAAACCATATGAACCAGAATTAGTTATTGTTGCCGTAGTTGTTGCTTTTTCATAAGTACCATTTGCTATAGAACCACTAACTATATTAAATTCTCTTTTTGCTACTCCTGCAGTTGGATTGGTATTTGCTCCACTATCGTCAATTAATTTTACAGTACTACTACCACTTGTTAAATGTAATTCCCAATTACCAGGATCCATTTTTTCTCTATAACGAGCTCTATTTGCAGCTATTACAAAAATATCTTCACTTTCATAACTTCCAGAACCACCACCATTAAAATTAAACTTTGTAGTTTGTTGTGGTAAAATAACTTGTCTTATTTGTGAATATACTGCTTTAGTAGGATTAGTTGTACCTGAAGTAGTTGAACCTTCTGATCCAGAACCAAGTATATGGCCGTAGGATATTGCAAACTCAACTTCATCAGAAGTATTAGTTGAATATCTAACATCATAGTAATATTTACCACTATTAGAATCTTGTGTTGAACCCGTATAAAAAGTAGTCAAGGTTGCTCCTGTAGACCACATAGGTTCAGACACGGTAGTGTATAAATTTTCTACTTTTTTAGAATCATCGAAAATCTTAAAAGCCATTTAAAATCTCCTTTTCTTAAAAGTCTAATCTAACTTTGATTACTGCTTCTCTATCTCTTGATTTCAATAAAGGTTGACTTAGTTTAGCTACAGCTAATAACTCATTTTGGTCATTATAAAGTCCAACCGTAGTTATGTAAGACTTTGGATCTGTAACAAAGGTGGTATTGGTCAATTCACCAACACTTCCAGAATAATATGTTGGATTCTGACTCCAATTATATTCATTGGATCTAATCCTACAAAAATAATGAGAAGATTTTATTTGTTCTTCCCTACGAGCTTGGAAATATCCATTATGTCCTTCGTGTGGATGTGATAAACATCTAAAAAATCTACCAGCATTATCACAATCAACATCACTTGTTCTAAGTGGGAAAACATTATCCACATCACCACCGATAAGTGATCCAGAAATTGCTTCACCATTTAACACGATAAGACCAAGTTCTGGATAAAAATATCCAAATGAACCATTAGTAGCTGATTGGGCTACAGCAGTTGTTTTAATTTCAGTAACTCCATTTTCTATTGAACCACTAACTATATTAAAAACTCGTTGTGATGCCTTTATAGATGAATCTGCTGTTGCGTTACTATCGTCAATTAAACTAAGAATAGCTCCCGAACTACCAGATCCACTTCCACTTGCAATTCTCAATTCCCAATTACCTGGATCCATTTTTTCTCTATATCTAGCCCGATTGACTGATATAACAAAAATATCGTTTGCCTCATAGGTAGTACCATCACCATTGGCGTTAAAATTAAATTTAGTTGTACTCTCAGCGTTTTTAAGACAAATATTTCTAAACTGACGATATATCGCCTTAGTTGGATTATTTCCTGCAGATGTTGATTTTGAACCACTACCTTCATAGTGTCCATAAGATACTGCAAATTGAACTTCTCGTGTAGAATCTGTAGATACCTTATCATATACATCATAATAATAATCACCACTACTCGCACTCTGTACTGAGCTCGTGAAGAACGCCTGTAATGTCGCCGTTCCACCAGACCAGACTGGAGAAGATATGGTACTCGGAATATTAGTCCGTTTATCCTCTTGATCTAAAATTGTGAAAAAATTGTCTATTGAACTCATTGTTTATCTCCTTATGTATAAATATACACTTAATATATTCTCATTAAATTTTTAAAATCCTGGTGGTGGTCCATCACCTGCACTCCATCCTGGAGGTGCTGTTACATTTGACTGATTATTACTTTGCTGATTATTATTTTGCTGAATATTACTTTGCTGATTATTATTTTGCTGATTATTATTTTGATTATTCAGTTGTTGGAATGCCTCAGCAGCTCCTTCAGCTCCACCAGTCATTGCTGCATTAATAACAGCTTGATTTACATTAGATTGTTGTTGATTCCCCGTTTCCACAACTGGTTGTGTTGCAACTATTACAGCAGAACTCGTATCTGTTCCATTTTCATTAGTTACGGTTAAAGTAACTTCCCATGCACCTGCTTGAAAAGTATGTGTTGGATTTGCTTCTGCTGAAGTAGATCCATCTCCAAAACTCCAAAGATATGTTAAATTATCTCCTTGTGATGTATTACTAAAAGAAATTGTAACTGGTGCTATATTTTGTGTTACCATATTATATCTCCTATTCTACTGCACTAAAATTAAAATTTGATGTTGGTGGTGCACCTAAATTTGAACCTTGACTATCTACTGTAAACATAAAATCTGCTACAGGTGGATTATTCATATCATACATTTCCACTAAATTATCATGACCAAGAACAAATTCATATGTTTCTGTACCATCTAAATTATCTGTTACTGGACTAATATCAATTACATCATCTTTTCCAGTTAGTACTATTTGGTCTGGTATATTTGTTAATTGTGCCTGTAATGTTATAGGTGGTGTTTCTACATTTATAAAAGAATTCATTATTTCTTGTTCACTAATAAATGATTCCAATATTGGCATATTCTCAACAACTTTGCCTCGTAAATTAGTTTGTAATCCCTCTTCATATAAAGAATAATCCACTTCTTCATCAGATAATGCAAATTTTGTGATTATATATTCACCACCTGTATTACCTGCTAAAGCATCTGCTAATAATTCTCTACCTCTTTTGGTAAAATGTGCAGTTACGGTTTGTTTTGATTTATCTAAATATCCCATATTATAAATTACTTAAATTTGGTGGTCCCGAACTTGCGTTGAATCCAGGATTCTGTTGATTAAAAGTTTGTTGTTGCTGTTGCCCTTGTACATTATGAGTAAAGGACGAAACTGGCGTAGGTTGTTGTACTGGTGGTGGTGTATATGAACCTACTGGACTTCCCGATTGTACCACCACATCTATCGTCCAAGTAGTACCTGTTGTATTACCAGTAACTTTTAAAGTAGTATTCTTACTAACAGAAACCTCTTTTGCCTTCAACCTAATTGCTGGTATTCCAGTTACCGTTTTGGGTTGACCAAGACCATCTTTTCCTGTTTGTACCGCCGATACTTTACTACCCATTATGAATTCTCCGAAATACTATGTTTAAATATTAAATACCTCATAATTTCACTATCCGTAGGTGTTCTCCAATTTACATTTGGTTCTGTTATTGGTTGATTATCAATTACTTGACCATAGGGTTTTGAAAAAGTAGTAGTATCACTTACTGTTTCATCCCACAACCCATAATCTATTTCATCATCACCTAATGCAAATTTTGTAATTACATGCTCACCATTTTGATTTTCACCAAATACTGCCTTTCTTAAATAATCCCTACCCTTATTTGTAAGGATTGCGTCTATTACTAAACTACTCTTATCTAATAATCCCATTATTTATCTCTCTTATGTTGGTGTATTATCCACATAATTAACCTTTACTGGTAGAACATAAACTGCTCCTGATTGTTGACCAGTTATAATAATTGAAGTTTCCCTCGAAGTTCCTGCAGTTCCTGGACCTGTTCTAATTGTTGCAACATGGTCAATTACTTTTTTACTCGTTCTACCACTTTCTTCACCATAAACAGCCCCAACATTAAAATTAATATTTTCCCCTTGTCCTGTTGCTATATCAACAACATTTTTATTTAATACTAAGAAACTATATTTTTCTGCTGAAAAATTACCATCGGCCCCTTGAGTATTTGGATTTATAAGTGAATCTTCAAATGACCAATTAGGTTGACTATCTCCATTAAATGCAGTAGTTAATGCATTATTCCCAAGTAAAGTACTCGGTGTTACATTATCAATATAAGGTAATGCCTTAGTACCTACTGGCATTGTAATTAATTTATATTTCATCACAACTTCGGGGTCTACACAAGGTTCTAACATAGGCGTAGATTCTAATACAGCACCATAATAATCAGTTCCCTTTGGATGTGCAGTATCCCATAAAGTGTAATCTATTTCATCATCTGATAAAGCAAATTTTGTAATAGTAAAATTACTACCAGGTCTTGCAAGATATTCTCTACCTTTTTTAGTTAATACTGCATTTAATATGTACGAAGTATTATTTATAAATCCCATATTTTACCTTAATTATGCTGTAGTTGTATCATATGTAATTGATACATCATATTCATATACTGCTCCTGAACTTTCTCCAGTTATTATTACAGAAGTTTTTGTTGGATTTTGAGTAACATTTTTTGGATAAAGTCTTAGAGGTTTAAAATTAGTTCCACTTGTATTATTTAAATGTAAAATTCCATCACCATCAATAACACAATTTGATACGGTCTGTGAAATATGCTGTACATTATCTACAAAAGGAATCCATTTCATATCAAATTGAGTTGGATTTGCCACATCTTCAAGTTCAACAAAACCACTTTCTCCTAATGCTGGTGCTAATACCGCAATACTTGAATCCAATAAAGTTACTGTATATAATTCACCTAACAATGCATTCCAATCTGTTGTACCTACTAAATCTTCATTTTGATATCTTCCAATAGATATTGTAGTACTTGTCAAATATGAATCAGAGTGTGGTGCACCACCACCAAGTAAAGTTTGTCTTTCTGCTTCTGGTTGTACAGAAACTCTATGTGCATCATCGGCTCCTCGATTTTTATAAAAAATCAAAGTTGTTAAATTACCAGGTGCAACTGATAATAATTTAATCATACCTTGACAAGCTTCACCACGAGTGACAAGCTTATATTTCATAATCTCTGAAGGATCATTGAAAGGTTCAAGTGCTGGTAAATTATCTATTACCGCACCATAAAAGTCCGTACCTTGAGTATGAGTAGTATCCCATAGTGCATAATCAATTTCATCATCACCCAAGGCGAATTTAGTTACCGTAAAATCTCCACCACTTGACAAAATTTCTCGACCTTTTTTTGTCAAAATAGCGTCTAATGTTCGGCTTGAATTATCTAAATATCCCATTGTTTTTTCTCCTGTATATTACGGATTTTATATAATTTATAAGATTCGACATAATAAAACTTGTTATTCTTCACTTATAAATATAATCCTTTTTAATTTTTGTTATTATTTGTTAGAAACATCCATCTTAGTAGTTGTCTTATCACTTGTTACTAACATTGTAGGTGATACTAATTCAACAAATACTGCTGGTTCTTTATCTTTGAAAATTTTACCCCTATCAGCAACTGTTGTTGTATCATCTTGTACACATCCTAAATAAAATAATCTATCAGTTCCTATTGCCTCATCCCACTTGTTGTCCAAATCACTACGAACAAAACTTGATGAATATGCTAAATGCATTGAAGCACTTAATGAAGATGAATAATAATACATTATCTCATCATTATTATGAGATAATTTACTCTGCTCTACTCTTGGTAATACAACTTCTTCAAATATAGTTTTTGTACTTCCAAATTGTATAGTTGAACCAGAATAATCATTTCCATACCATCCACTTTCATCTCTACTTCCAATATTATATAAAGCAGGTCTTTCTAAAATATGTTTCAATACAAATGAACCTGTTCCCGAACTTATTGCAGATAAAGTATCACTTGGTGCACTATACGAAACAAGGTCTGCACTAAGTTCAATAGTAGAACCAGTCTGATGTGTTTTATTACTTAACCTATGTGGATCGTGTAAATTTAAAGGCATAGTATTTAACATCTCTGGAGTTAATTCCATTGCCGATGCGGATACAAGTCCAGCTGGTCTTGTAGAACCACTTTCCTTTGTGTACCAATTTACTCTATATGGATCCATAAAATTTAATTCAGCAGTATGAGTATCAAATGTTGCGGAAGCAGACATATATGAACCCGTTTCTTGTTTAAGTTTATCAATACCACCTGGGAATGACCAATTAATTTTATCATCATATGATTGATATGCTGCACTTTCAGAAACATATATAGTTTTTATATCAAGATTTACCGTATGATGTTGTGGTTCAAATGTAGGTTCTTTACCTATAATAACTTTATCTCTTTCAAGTATAGTTGGTTCAATTAAAATACCAACCGTAGCATTGGCACGAGCTGGAACTAAATCATGAACTTGTTTATACAATGAAGCATCATAATATTTTAATAATCTTAAATAATCCCAAAAATTATTTGGTCCTGAATATTTTTGCCAATATAAATCTCGTGCCGTTGTTAATCCCGTATATTGTTCTTTATATTGGTCACGAGGATCACCAATGTATTGGTCAAAATCAAGATTGGGCATTGATAATATAATATCCTCATCAATTGCTGCTGATGGTGAGAAAAATACACCAAGTTTATTAGAATCTGTTGGTGCTTTGTCATAAGCAGGAACGGTTATACTTTCTCCAAACTTTAATACTGGATTACCAACCTTGTCGATTCTCTCATCTGCTTCAATTCTTAATTTGTTAGATGACCTACCACTTGGGCCCAAGTTTGGAACTTTCATTTTTGTTTCATCTACAACAGATGAAAAATGTGTACCTCTTTCATTTTTTAAGGCAGTTGTATAATTATGTGGAACAGCTGATGCTGTAAATGATTGGTCAGCTGTTACATCTTGAAACCATTGATTATACCCTACACTTAAATCTTTATCATCATCAAATGAATATCGAGTAACCAAATCTATATAAGATGCAGATGGTGTATTACCATCAAATGCTATTGGAGCCGTTACATGATTATCAAATGCACTTTCGTTTAATGCAGTAGTCCAATTTCTGTATTCCATTATAGAACCACTTAATGATTCCCCAAAATCAGTACTCTCTGGACCACCTAATCTAATTGTTGTATCACTTCCAGAATATGCTAAATTATAAGAACCAGATACTACTCCCATTGAACCACTAATAAGTAAAGTATCCGTAGATTCATATATAATCTTACTCCTACCAGCATCATATTTTTTAGTATATAAGTTATAATTTACATCTAAACTACCAGTATTACTTGTTACATAATCTCCAGAACCCGATAAGGTTCTTGTCAACATAACAGAATAAAATTCTCCATCATAAACAGGAAATTCCGAAGATGATACTTCAAGATATCCTCTACTTCCACTTAACATAAACGATACATGACCACGATTATCTGAAGAACCATTGTCTTTTAATCTAATCGCCCAATCATCACCTCGTCTTACTAATACTTGATTAGAACCCGTAACTGCTTTAAATCTAAATTCTACTGTATCAGGATGTCTACTTGTAGCACCACTTCCCGATATTACTGGAAACCAGCTATTTGTTTCAACATATGTATTATTAGATGCCCCATAAAAATCCAATGCCTTTGTAAATTTTCTTGTTAAGAAATTATCTGCTGAATTTCCTGGTAGGGAAGGTCCTCCATATTCAATCACTCGTAAAATAGAAGATGGAATACCATAACAACTTATCAATCCTTTAATTGCCCGTGAAGAACCCTTTGACTTCAATAAATAAGGCATATTATTTATAATACGACTCCAAATTTCTCTTGATATATCTCTATCTGCAGTTGTTGAAAATTGAACTGGCTTCTCTGAACCCGTTACTTGCATTCCAAACATATATTGTGGTAATGATATTAAATCTTTACCATCATATACTTCCCACCCAAGTGATTGTGCAACTGGATGTAATAAAGATTTTGCAACTCCCTCTGATAATTTATCTCTCTTGTCATGAACATCCGTCATTGATTTAATAAATGTCCATATATCATCAAAGTGATGTCCAATCATATCTATAAATTTTAAGAATACATCATTTTCACTATCATCTTGGACGAACATTGGTAGATGTCCTCGTAATCTATTTTTATTTGCCTTATCATATGCCGATGCTGATACTAATTGATTCGAGTACCAAGTATCTGCAAGTGATTGTGATGTTCTATATAAAACATATGGACTTGAATATGTTCCATCACCAGATTCTTTTGGCCATGCATTATCATGAAATATTCCAAGAGATTCACTCGAATATGATGAACTTTGAAAAAACATATACTTTTCAAACTTATCAAATGAATTTATCTTTTCTCGTCTTTTATTTTCCCAATGTTGGATTTGAGTTAATGAACCACTTACTGGTGTAAATGATGGATGTGCATCTTCTGACCCAGAAATAAGTAAATATCCACCAGATCCAGGATCCGCTTTAACATTATGTAATCCCGTAGAACCACTTCCCGCTCCTGCTAATGATGCACTTCTATCTGTGAATTCTTGTATTTCGTCTAACTTATATTTAAAGTTTCTAAGTCGTTGTTCAGCAGAACTAAAATGAATAAAGTTTTCAAATATACTATGATCTACATTAATATCTGCACTCAAACTTCCACTTAAAACTTCATTCTCGATACTCTCTTTCATTGAAGTATCGTTGGATACTAAATTACCATAATTCTTAAATTCAGTCTGACCACTACCAATAGGACTCATAGTACTACCAAACTCAGGAGTTCTTAAAACTGAATCACTTATCCATTCTTCTATAAAAGGAACTAAAGTAAAAGTTTCCTCTACTGGTGGAATCATCTCTCTAACTATCGTTAAATAATCCTTTTCTTGAACTTCATCTGATAATGGTTCATATAATTTATAAACTACTGAATACGGATAATCAGGATAGGTATTTTGGTCTATTTTAAAATTGGTTATTAATTGAAATTCATTTGGACCAGTTTTTAATAATTTACTTAAATCTTCACTCTTATCATGTGGATATTGAATAAACCATTTATCAAAAACCGCAAATTGACTAATTCCTTGTTCATTACTAAAATCATGTTCAGCTTCCAAACCTAATTCTTGATAAGTATTTACAAGAGTAATACTATTACCATTTATACTTTCAATATCACCTCTCAACGAACCATATACAGGTTCTGCACTAAATTCTTGTGAAATATAATCAACATAAAATTTATCGAAAGGATTAAAACTTCTTATATTTGATTCATTATCAAATACAGTATTTGCTGGTGCTAAGTTTTCATAAGTATCATTTAAAATTAAAGTATTTCCATTCACCGATTCTATTTGTGCAACTAAATCTGCTGTAACAGGAGTTCTATTAACCTCTGTTGTGGATTCTGTTAATTGAATAGTAGGATTTTCTACCCACAAAATTCCTTCAGGTCCTTTATGTCCGTATATATAAATCGTACTTGGTTTTGTCAAATCCCAATCATCTTCAACTACTCCAGTAAAGCTAACTTGTTCCCATTCACCAACTTTTGAAATTGGTATATATCTTAAAAATTCATATTGCCAAGCTCTACCTGCAGGAATACCATCATATTCCACATCGGCCGATGCTAATGGATGATATCCCTCACCCGTACCAGGTCCCCAATATGGAGTTCCATCACTTTTCTTGTAATGGTGTATTCCAACTTGTGCACCTTTACTAAGAGTATCTGATTTTTGCCACCAACTTACTGTAATTTTACTACCAACTTCTATTCCTTGTGCCGCCATACTATGTGGTAAAGTTTGTGCAACTCCCATCCATCTATGTCTTAATGTATCTTTTTCATTAGGACTATTTGCTGTTGTAACATTTCCAGTTTTATGTGGTTGGTCTACTGGATAATTTTCATGGTTTGGTGCAGGAAACTGATTATTTTTATCAATCATCTTTATACAGGTTTCACCAAATTGTCCTTCACCCTGTACCCATTTAGCGTGATGTCCTATCCAACCACTATGCCAAAATGACCTATCATTCATTCTATCTGTATTACCACCCCAATCAAATGAATTAAATCCTTCAGACCATCCTTCTACCCATACTGCATCAGACCTTAAAACTGGATCTGGATATTTCCATATAAAATTAGTTACAGAACTTTCTGGTGTCCATTCCCAAACTAAATCTTGATTGTCTGTTCTTTCAGTTGCCCAAACCCATTCAGATTTTTTTAAATTTTTACCAACATGATCAGTAGTTCCCCCTGTTAATCTCCAATCCAAATCATTTTCGTTTGTAGAATTTGATATAATTCTAAATGGACCTGATGAATTAGAATAAGTAGCTGGTGGTGGTACATCCTCTTCCTCTGAACCCCCCATATTGTCTCGTTGCCAATTAAAGGGTGATTCATCAGCATAAGCAGGTTCTCCATCACCAGTTCTATATTCTTCTCCATTCCAAGTAACTCTTGCTATAAATCCTGCTTGTCCCGTATTTTCACGAGTCTGTATTTCTAATCTTGCAGTATTATCAGGAAGTGGAAAATCAAAATCTCTCATCCATGCTCCCTGTACACCGAATGATGATCCTATTGTAGTTGGATTATTATTATTATCAAAAGAAGTTATAGTAAAATTATTATCAACTCTAATCCAAATTCTATTTGCTGTACCACTTCCGTGATATGGACTTACTCTAAATTCTCTTTCATATTTTTTAATATCAGTAGCTAATGCATTCTTTAATGGTATATCATCTATCACCGTTACTTCAGTATCTTGATTGAAAACTTCATCAACAACAAATGCGTCTTTAATGGTAAGAGTACCATTTTGCATCATATCTATAAATCCATCATCTTCATCAGACAATACAGCTTCTACTTTATTATCTTCTACGAATTTAATAATACCTGTTGTTGGTGATTCTATTTCTTGTTTTCTTTCATCATCTATATATAGAGTTGGTTCTCCACCTAAACTTCCAGGTTCACATTGAACATCGGTTATATAACGAACTCCTTGTGAAGTAATACCAGAAACGGTATATCCCAAATACCATTTCATTGTTCCATTTGAATTTTCTGGTAAAGTTCTTACAGTATATCTTTTATGCCATCTTCTACCATCTATCACTCTCGTTTCTAATGTTATATCATCTACATTAACATTGTTTGGTATGTTCTGTAAAGTACCATCGACATCCCACTTCCCACAAAATAGTTCTCGTTTGTGGTTTCCCCAAAATGGAATCCAATTTTCACTATCTGAATCAAAATTTTCTTCCCAATGAACCCAACAGCTAAATATATAAGTTTCACCAGGTATTCCTTCTATCAAGATTTCATACATATTTTTATTATTATCAGCTGTAGTTTTTAGTACCCACTTACTACTACCTGGATTATCAATATTCTCAACTATTTCATGATTATTATCAGAATTACCCTTTTCAAAAATAGGATGACCATTAGAAAAATTTCCGTTTGTTACTAAATTGTCTGCTTCTGGTAAGGTGACAGTTTCGACTATTGGATTATATCTCGATGTAATTTCTGGTGTTTCAGTATAATCTATAACAAATGCATCTCTTATTTTAAGAGTACCACCTACCATTGCCTGTGACAATGAAATACTTCCACCATTTATAGTTACAGTTTTTCCAGTAACATTAAAAGTAACATTAGATTCCCCACTTACATCTGAATATGATAAACAAGTATAACCCAACAATCTAAATTGTTCAAAATAATCTGGATCATTTATTGCTGGATTCGGTCTTAGTCTTATCTCAGTACGAGATGGTGATATTTCTTGTAACCAAAATTTATCTTCTTGTACAAGTAATTCTATTTGTGGATCTTGAATCGGAATTAATACTTCTGGATCTTCAGGCATTGGTTGTGCTGCTAAGATTCTACCATTTGTTTCTACGACAAATTGATCCTTCCAAATTGATTTATCTGATTTTTTTGTTAATATAACTTTATTAGAACCACCAATTTGTCTTAAAAAATTATAGACGACTTTATAAGTTCCTCGTTCATAACCAAGTGTTCTAACATGAGTACCTATATCTAAATTTGTTGGTAGTGGATATTCAAGTTGACCAGAAGCTAAATAATTATCAGATGTATCATAAATACAATACTCAATTATATCGGATGCTAATGTACCAAATGGTGCAATAAGATCACCTTGATTTAGCCCATCTATACCAATAAGAGGCAAATCTTTTTCTTTTAACCTCGATAATTTTCCAGTATTTTCTTCTCGTGTTAGTTGTCGTTTTTTTGGCATTAGAATTCCGTAAATTCTCGTTTTATTATTTTATTAAGTTCTTCATTTTCTTCATATATCCAATATCCACCTTGATATGAAATAGTATGATTTTCAGTATGACTCGTTCCATCCGTCCCTTGACCTGGAATTATTTTTTCAAATAAAATAATATTTTTAGATTGTTTATCTCTTAAAATTCCATCAGTTAAATCTCCAGAATCAGTTGTCTTTTGAATCTGTTCTAAATATTTGGCCTCGTCTTGATTTGCAAGAGATTGATAAAATGGAAGATTTTCTAATTCATCTTTTGAATAAGGCATTTTTTATCTCACTACTTTAAAGGAATGTTTCTCATCATAGAATTCTACAGTTTCATCAATAGTTCCACTACCACTAACAACCTTATATTCTATTCTATAAAATCTTTCTGCTTGTAATCCATTCAACCACACATTAAAATAATTTCCAGTTGAATCACAACTTACTATTGAACCACTTCCGAATGGAACAATAATTTCTTCTGTATATGCATCTTTTATTTGATAATATGTACTACCACTTGGTAGATATTTTGCCGTTGTATATCCCGTACTATATCCACTTGTAGAATATGACTTTTCAGGATACCTTTCTCTACCTATAACTCTAAATTTTACTTTTGATTTTTCCTTATACTCAGGTCGTAATCCTCTCATATAAAGAACCATATCTTCTAAATTAGCAGATGTTAAAGGATTTAACGATCCAGTAGCCCACTTTGAATCATCCCAAACTACTTCTAATTTAGGTTGATAAATTGTATTTGTATCTCTACCAAAAAATATAAAATTTCCATATTGAGTTGTATTTCCTTCTTCCACATTTGAATCAGAATTTCCCATACTACCACTTCTCTTTAACATAAATCCTTCGTTAGCATATGAAGAACCACTATAAATCCAATTGTTTACAATACCCGTTACATCCATTCTAACATCTTTGGGTTCGTGAGTAAATGATTGAGAGGCCTCTAAACTATATTGTCCAGTTGAACCACTATACCAAGTTCCACCACCTCCCGATAAGGTTTGTGTTGTATCAGTTCCACCAGCCAAGGTTAAAGTTGTACTACCAGATGTAAATGTGATACTATTACCACCCGTTCCTGCATCTGATGCTGTAACTGATAATACTGCTGCTGCACTTGATGCAGAAACACCAACATCAGTAATAGAATTTATTTCATTTGATAAATTTTGAGTAGAAACTGTTAAACTTGATCCAGTTGCAAAATAGTAATAATTAGCATCTGATGTATCAGTTTCTCCTGTTGCAGATGGTGCGAAATAATATTTTGTTCCACTCGAATTAGTAAGAGTAAAAACATCTTCACCACCACCAAGTATTCCACTTAAAGTAAAACTACCAGTAGATTTATTCACACCCAATACTGAATTATAAGTTGAATACCAAGGAGTTGCATCAGTTTTATTATCTTTATATTTCCAACTTGCACCATCTTCAATAATAGGATTAGATTGTGCTTTACCCGAACCCATATCCCAAGATTGACTAACAGGATATGCATATAATTTTTGAGATACATTTAATCCAGTAGAATTGGCATCATATAAATTTAAATAATATGTAGGATTAGAGATAAGACCATCAACTATAGATTCAGAAATATAAGTTAAATCAAATTTAATAAGTGCACGAGTAACATTAATTACTGAACCATCATCATTCATATCCTTTCTAATTTCAAGAATCTCATCAAGTCCAGTATTCATACTTTTACTGACTTCATATAAAGTTGTATCTTTGGTTGCGTACTCAAAATAATGCATTATAAGTCTCCCATTACCCTACCTCGAATATCTGTATCGGGGTGTCTGATTTCAAATATTGCTGGATCAACTGGAGGATAAACTACACTATTAAAAGTTGCGGATGTAATATCATATATATTTTGAGAATATACTTTACCATTCATAGTCCCCCACTTATTATTTAGGGATATAAGTTCTGTACTATTCTCAAAAGGTTTAACTACGGTGGCAACTCCTTCAACTGAAAGTATCTCGGATACTATATCTGCTAATACTATTGGTTGGTTTATTTGCCACTTATCTGTATTAAAATAAAGTTTTAATGCATCAACACATCCTAACAATACTTCATTTTTATTAAATCCTCTTTTAGTATAAATTGCAAAATCAACTCCGATATTACATACCCACGCATCTTTGATTTGAACTGCATCTGTCATCATCCTATATTGAGTCAAATAAGTTTTTATATTTTCTTTAACTGCGTTATTTAAGGCTACCAATGTTTTAGTATTACTATATCCCAAACAATACATATTTAATGCCAATGGATTGGGTTGAAATTCTTGGTCTGCCTCGTTTTGTCCAGTTGCTGCCACTTGTTCATCTTGTAACATATAAACCTTAGCAATATTACCATATTTTGGTGGTAATGAATATATACGAGTTATATAATCATCTTTAGTTACTGCTCTACTTTGTGCTTGAAAATAAGATGCGGCGTTTGTTCTAACTTCCTCAATCGTTTCAGCTCCACCACCTCCAGTTGCTGGATTTGGATTTGTTACAGCCGTTGAATTTAATGTACTTGTTCTTAAATTACTATCTAAAGTTTTAGATGGATCAAATTCTGGAGTATGTGATGTTATATTATTAATTGAATTTGAAGATACATTATCACCAACACCACCACCATAAGAATACTTAATTGTTAATGTTGTATTAGATGGTGCCTGTCCATAAGTTTCTGTTTTCAAAAAATTTGCTGGATCAAAAGCTGTATCGAGGAAACTTGGTGTTCCTGGTAAACTTGAACCAACTGAATTTGGATTTGGAATAATTTCTTCATCAGAACTTGTTGATGTACCAGAACCAAATCTTAATTCTGTTTTACCATCTGGTCTTATATAAGTTTTAAATCGTTTAGATGTTTTTACAAGTTTTAATAAGAATGGTGCAAAATTTCTACCATTTACCAAATCTGGAGAATTATGTTCATTATTTTGAAAATCTGCAAATACCGTATCTTGTGCTAAAAAAGGAACTTCATACCATTTATTTCCATCACTATCAGTAATCGAAATGATTTCTAATACTGGACTTTGGTCGAGTACTATTCGTTTATATTGTTCAGCTGCTCCAAATGTATGATATTCAGTAGTAACCGTTCCACTAACTGCCTGTACTTGTTTTTTTAGTAACCATTTGGTAACATTCTTATCATCATCCACTTCAAAAATAGAATCTTCTCTCGGACTCATAGAACTTGAATCACTAAAAATTACATTATTTGTTGTTCTAAAAACAGTTCCATTAGTAGAAGTGGCTAACATACCTGCATCTATAGTTAAACAATAATCTTCATTAGGTTCTCTTAATTCACTTTCTGTATTTGCAGTAGATTGTGCTGGTACGGTTTGAAACACATCAAGAGTTACGGTTGCTGGTGAAGCCTGTCTTGGTTTATATCCATATCCTTGTGATATTTCATATATGGTTTTCTTTTCTTCTGCAAAAGATAACATACTTTCTTTAAATTGTTCATCCATATAATAGGATAGAGTATCACCAACATATGATGCCATTTCTATGAACATCATACCTGGATCCGATTCGTTGAAATCGTTATATGTATTTGGGAAATATGTTTTAGCAAATTCAATAAGACCATCTCTAAATGCAGAAAAGTCCTTATTTAAATATTTAACATCTTTACTAACTCCCTTTGTAGCCATTTTCTTCTCCCTTATTGATTAATAGCCGATTCGAATTGGTCAAAGCTTACTGATACTGTACCAAATCTATCAGGTTCAAATGACAACCCAAAATCAATATTTATATTAACTTGATTAACATTATAATCTGGCATTTGAATTTCTATATTTTTTATGTTTATATAAGGCAACCACTTGGTAAGTGAATCTCTAATAGAAGATTCTAATATATCACCAAAATCTTCATTCATTGGTTCGAATAAAATATTATGTAAATTAGAACCAAATGTAGGTTGTCCGAGTCTTTCACCAGGAATTGTTTTTATCAAATTAATAATATTATATTTTGCCTGTTGAAGTGTAGTTTTTGTTTGTTTAAAATATCCAGTTTCAGAATACCCCATAGGAAGTTTCAATCCAATATGTACATCTGGATTTAAATCTTTTTCTCTTGCTCCCATTATTGTAATCTCCTAACTTCTACTATTAAACCATTTTTAACAATTAACAATGCCCTTCTCTGTGAATTTTGTACGATATTACCATCGTCATCTATATCAACATCGGCAATTCGAAACTCATCAGTAATTCCTGTATATTCTTCATTACCTTCTCGTGTCTTATATCCACCTGTATTCAAAGTCCCATCAGTTTTTATTTCATTAAAATTTAAAATAATATTTAATTTATCAAATATCTTTTTAAGAATTATTATACTTTTAGCCTCATCAATATTTGCTTTGGCTACCGTTTTAAATCTTTTTAATAATCTCGACAATCTTGATTTTTTGGATTTAGGATTAGTCTGAACTTGTCTAATGTTTAACTGATTTCCTCTGCCTACAAAAAGACTTCCAGGTAATCTATTTTCTAAATATGATTTATTATCAAGTGCATCTATTTCATCTTCACCAGTCAAATAAGAATGTATTGCATCAGCCTCTTCTTTTGCTAATTTTGCATTTTCTTTTCTTATTCTTTTCTTAGTTTCACTATCTTGGTCTTTAAAAATTCTTTTATTTTTAATTCTCTCAAGTTTATATCTCAGAAACTTTTTATCTAATGCCATTATTTACCTCTTATGGACGATAGTTCGTTCCACCTTTTTTCTGTTCTATGGCTTTCATTACTTTAGAATAATCTTTAGTTAATGCATTTTGAACATGGTCAGGAACTTGATCAACATTTACACCAGCCTTCTTTATAGAATCAACTGCTGCTATTTCTCGTTTCTTTTCCTTTACGGTTTCTGTATCACCTAAACCAGTTTCTCTTGCAAGAATTTCGTTCATACGAGAACTATCAAATACTCCACCACCCATAGTTTCATATCCACCTTCTCCTTGTGGAACTCCACCAACGGTTTCATTCAGAACTTTATTAAGTGCCTCGTT